AACAAAACGAAGAAGCCGCAAAATATCAGCAGAAATATAATGAGTGGCTGGCAGGCGCACCGGACAGAGCACGGCAAGGCCAGCAGGCAACAGGCCAAGCTGCCGGGCAACGCCTCGACATCGCAGCTGGGCTTGGCGGCGGCGTAGCGGCCGAAGTCGAAAAAGCCCGCAAGAAAGCAGCGGAAGATCAAAAGAAAATCACGCAAGGCCAACTCGACAAAGAAGTCCTGGCAAGCACGTCAGCCACAAAGGTCGGATCGTTTGGAATCGGAACCGCTCAGCGCTCCATGTCTGAACGCCGTTCCGAGTACATCCAAACGCAGGCAAAGAAAGAAGCCGAGGGAAAGACAACCTTGGACGACATCAACAAAACCCTGCAAGACGCCCTGGCGAAGCTGACGTCTGCTCCCTTGGTGAGCTAATATGGCCGCTTCTATCCTTGGCGCATTATCGTCTGGCAGCAAGATCCTGCGGCGTTCCGAGTACAGCCGAGAGATCGTGGGGCTTGAAACGCTGACCGAAACCTACACGATCAGGACGGCGGATCGTCAGACCATTCTGCCGCTGAAGGACGTCACGCACTCCGCATTCTCCACGGCATCGACTAAGTTCAACCGGATGGCGGTGGAGACAGCCGCCGTCCGGGAACAGGATGGCGACATCAGCGAAATGAGCGTCACTTACGTCGGGCTCACCAGTTCCACCGGACTTCCGCAATCTCAAGTAAAATTTATTCCTACGACTGGAGCGGATATATTCGGGCCGCCGATCGTGATTGAAGTGAGCTTTGTTACCGATCTGACTGAAAGTCAGTTTGCAAGCGGCCAGCTTTCCGCAAGTTTCCCGGTAAATGAACGATTCGGGCCAACATCAAGAATCCCTATGCCTGCTTACATCAACGACACGGCAACTCCGCAGAATCCACGCACCCCAGGAGTGACCGTCAGCAATCTTCAGGGAACCCTGACTTACTTCGGGTACTGCTTGGACAGCTTGGATTCTACCCGCCGCGGTCAGTTCCTAGTCGCTCGGGCTGTGTTTAAAGAGAAGCAGCAAGGGCAGGGCGTGTACGCGTAAGCTATGGCAACCGAAGCCCGCCTAAACGAAATCGACGGCCCGTCCCGACTTGGAAAGGGATTTTTCAACAAGCTGATCCGGCGGATTGAATGCACCAAACCGATCGCAGGCGCCAACGTCACCCTGATCGACGTCCCGGACGGAATCCAGATCAGCGTGACCGGAGTGGTGACAGGCACGTCAGCGCTTAAACAGATCACGCTGAACGTATGTTCCAACGGTTCGCCGGCCACGATCACGGTCTATGGGCCTTGACATAGGCGAGGGATAAAATGGGCCAGCAGATCGATCTTTATCTGGATACAGGGGCCAACGCACTGGTGGCGGCAGGATCCGTGAAGAACGGAGTTTTCCCGACGCTCACCCGAAACGATTCCTACACGCTCCGCGTCCGCTTGCAGGCCCGGGACAGCTCCGGCCTGCTCCGCGACATCGACACCACGGGCGCCAGCCTAAAGCTCGGGATCGGTTATCTGGACGGAAAGCCGACCGACGGCCAGTTCAAGCTCACCACCAGCACCGGCACTTCGACGGCGATCTCTTTCAATGCGACGACAGCACAGGTCGCCACCGCCATCTCAGCGATCGCTGGCAACTGCACAGTGACGACGTACGGATCCGTGACGAACGGAGCGTGGGTGATCACGGCCGTCACCGCCAATACAGCGCTGTCCTTTGGCGGATCGTCTTTCACGCTATTCCCGACCAGTTCCGTCCTAATCAATACCCGTCGCTATCCGGCCGTTTCAGTCAACGCCCAGCAGATCATTCAACTTTCCCGCAATCCTGCCGTTTACAGCGACACGTTCACCGCAGCCAGCACGGCCGGAGTGGTGAGCTTAACGCAGCTTCAGGTCGGATCATCCGGGACAACTGGGACGAATCAGACCTGGCTTCTTACTGTCGGCCCTGATGCTGAAGGTGGAAATATCGTCCTCAACTACGGGGCAAATAGCACGACCGGGATAGCCATCGGAGCCACCGCGGCCAGCTTCTCGGAAGCACTTTCGGCCGTCACAGGCATCGGATCCGGGAACATCAGCGTGCAGGCTGGCAACAATCAGGGCGACTACACGATCAGTTTTGTCCGCAATCTCGGCCAGCAGAACGTCACGACAGTCCTTTCGTTGGATGCGTCGGCCGTGGTGTTTGGAAAGTTTTTCCAGACCACCGTGACGATGGCCACAAGCGAATTGGATGAGCTTTACGCGGAAGCAGGAACAAGCACGATCACTCCAAAACTCGAGATCGAGCTGACGCAGTCCGGCACGCCCAAGACGATCTACCAGGGCGACATCACGATCCGCAAAGACGTCATCACCACCGGATCCGCAGTCCCGGCGTCGGCTGCCGGCTACTACACAAAAGCAGAATGCGACGCTTTATTCGTCGAAGACAGCGCCACGAACGTGGACGCGACCAACCGCAAGCTGTACAACTCAGGCGGATCCGTGTTCCTCGATTGGCAGAATAATACAATCGGCACAGGCGCCACCGTGTTGGATCTATCCGGCACGGCCGTCACCATCACGGACGGATACAACCTTGGGCTGGGCACCGCTACTGGGACGAAGTTCGGCGTCAGCACGTCGTCGAAGCTGGCGTTCTACGGATCCACTCCGGTCACACAGCCCAACGGCCCGAACGTGGTGACCAGCCTGATCAACCTTGGACTATTGCGAACCGGATCAACGACTTACGGCGTGCTGCCGTTGTCGGTTGAAACACTCACGACGACCGCGTCGCTGGCGTTTGGTACCGTCAACAGCAATTCATCCACGTCGATCACAGTCGCAGTCACAGGCGCGGCTATCAACGACATCGTGCTGCTTGGAATACCTAGCGCAGTATCAGAAGGGCTGACGTTCTTTGGGCACGTAGTCGCAACAGATCAGGTTCATGTGGACGCGGTGAACGCAACCGGCGCAGGCAAGGCTCAATCCACCCAGACTTTCCGCATCACCGTCATCGGGTACTAGGCCGAAAGGCGAGGGGAGCGAAATCCTGTGGGAAAGGTTTTGTCGGCACAGGGGAGCGGGTGGTTTCCAACTTGCATTACATACGGAGCAGCATCAGATCCCACAAATTTCGGTTTGGATTGCACGATTGTGCAAGGAATGTCTCTGTATTGGAAAACTAGGACTTGGAGGGTTAATGCGTCTGGTGGTTATAGATTGTATAATTCGCCAGGTGGTCAGCCTGATTTAGTGGCAAGTTATTCTGGAGGCGGAGAAATTGTAGCTGATTATTTACCATCCTATTTTTCAAACGATCGAATTACACCAAGTTCAGAAGAAAATTTATTGTGCTTGGGTGATTATATAAGAGACATGTCGTCACAAAATATCTTTATTACATTAGATAATGGAACCTTTTCCTGTTTTTTTAATGTATATTTATTCTTTTCTGCTGGATACCTAAATCAAACAAAAGTTAACCCATATTTTGAATTGGATACGGGTGGAAAAATTCAAAATGGAGGGCAAGCAATTACCGAAAAAGTTGGAACCTTGAGGATGAGTTTTGATGGATATGATTTAGATAGTAATTTGTATTATTGGGACAGAGTTCCAGAGGAATACTCAAATGTTGAAGGGAATGTTTTATTTCATTACACCTGCACTGAATACTGGTCATACGGCGACACCTACGACACGGCCACTGGCGAACCGCTTTGACACGCTCGTGACCCATATATGGCATACGACTTTCAGATCAATCAGGACACGTCCCTCAGCGTTGGTGAATATGGTGGCCGCGTAGCAACAGGCACCACGGCCGTCACTGGCAACTTTCAAGCCATTCAATTCATCGCCGACGGCCAGTTCACGTCCGTCAGTCAGACTGCCCTTGCGGGTGACGCTCTTACCGGCGTGACCTTCCCGGCCGGGTTCGTCGTGTTTGCGGCCGTCACCGCCTTCCAACTGGCCACCGGCAAAGCCATCGCCTACACCCGGGGGAACTAAGCCGTGTATCTCGGCCTCGGTCTGAGACTCGGCTCTGGAACGTTTGCCGGATACGATGCCGACGCGGCGGCTTATTTCAATCGCGCGACTGTTACTGACGCAACGGCAAAACAGCAGATAAATGCGTTTGTCGTGGGTGTAAAAGCGCTGGGATTGTGGAGCAGCATGGTCTGCTGGCCTCTCCGCTCTGCCCAAAATAAAGGAAGCGGAACAACCGCTTATTCGCTTGGTGGATATGGAACATACAATGCAACGCTATCCTCATCTGGATTGTGGGGTTCAAATGGCCTTGCACTTACTAACTCAAGCACATATATGAATACAGGGCTAACTCTTGGAGCATATCCAGACTCTCTTTTTGTGGTTACAAAACTGAATACAAGTCCAAGTTTAGGATCGGGTTATCTATTTACTGCCGGAGTCAATTCAAATGGAAGGCAATTTGCGACTGAATTATCTGGCGTAGCAGATCGTGACAATCTTTATGCCGTAAGAGATACATGGTTTACTCTTGCAAGTGATAATTCAATGTTTCCATTTAATGATTCTGTATCGGGAGCAGGTGCAAGATATGTTAGCTGGAGACCACAAAGCAATACAAGCCTCTCGGTCACTTGTAATAATGCTTTTGCCTCATCAACATTGAATGGATGGGCCGCAAGCTCGGCTGGGCAAATTATAACATATGCAACCTTCGCACAAGACTTTGGGTTTTATGCAATCATCAAAACTCAAGTGAGCAACACTTTGGATGCGTCATTTCGCACCCTCTACAAAACCACCCTTGGCACCGGCCTTGGATTGCCATGAAGCTGATCCTTCTCTGCGCCGTGCTGGCGGGTTGCTCGCCTGCGCCGGTTGCGGTTGAAGTACCAACCCGATACACCAACACGCCGACAATGGGCGACGCGGCCCGGGCAGGCGGTGAAAAGCCGTTTTAATTTTATGCCAGCCACAATCGCAGAAGGGCCGGACTATCGTGAATTCACAGCAGCCTTGCGTTTTTTGGAGGCGGAAGGGTTCATCGTTCGATGGACTGATGAGCAGGGAAATGAATGGGTGCGGATTGCGGATGGAGCGGAGAACGCCAAGCTATGAGCGGCGACCAGATCGCTGAACTTTCCGAACGTCTTTCCGTCGTACGGGAATCTGTCGCCCGGATTGAGACCCGCCAATCGGTCATTCTTGACCTGTTGGAACGTTCACAGGCAAGCCTGGGCGAGTATCACGGCCGCCTGACGAACATTGAACGCGAAGCTCACACGATCAAAACGAAGCTGTGGTTGGTGGCGCTGGTTTCCGGGGCCGTGGTGAGTACGGCGTGGGAGCTGATCAAACGCCGATTCGGTCTTTGACACTAGGCGAAGGGCATGAACGATACTTTATCCTATGTAATCAGCCACGGGACGCAGATCCTGGGCGCAGTCACCGCTCTCCTGACGGCCGCCATCGCCGTCGCAACTCTGTTCCCGGGGGACGAGCCGGAAGCTACCCTGCAAAAGATCGTCGATTTCATCAGCAAAATCTCCCGCAAATAAGGGAACATGATCGCCGCGGTTCTTTCGGCGGTGAGTGGTCTGATCGGAATCATCCTTTACGCACTGAACCGCAAGACCCCGACCCAGCGGAACTTTGAAGCGATCGAACTGGAGCGCCGGAAAAGACTGAGAGACATTGATGCGTGGTGGACGAAACGCCCTCCTGCTGATTCTTAGCCTCGGACTGGCAAGCTGTGCGACGGTCTCGCAAACGCAAGACGGCCCGCCGCCAAGCCCGGACACAGTCTCGTACTTCATCTACGCCTGGGACAAGGCAGAGCGAACAAACAAACCCTGCCCGCAAGCTTACCGAGATCTCTTTGCGCAATCGCTCAAGGCGCTATCTGACAGCCTGGCAGAAACTGAAAGAGAGCGAGCGCGGCGATGACAAGTCTGGCGGAGGCAACAGCTCGTACGCTCCGCTGCATTGAAACGCTGGATCTGGACTTCCAGAAGCGCGTGCGCGGGTGGCTGGTGGAGATGCAGAACAGCCGGATCCAGCCGTTAATTTATTGTGGCCGGCGCACCATGGAGGAGCAGTCAATACTATTCGCCCAGGGTAGGTCACGTCCGGGCAAGATCGTCACGCAGGCAAAGCCTGGGCAGTCGTATCACAACTACGGGCTGGCGTTTGATTGGGTGCCGTTGCGGGTAGGAAAGGGCGACCTGCTCGACACAAACTGGAACGACGAAACCGCATTCCGCCTCGGGGAACACGTCGGGCTAACGTTTAACCTCAGCGCCATAAGCTGGGAAACCGGTCACTTACAAGATGGCCGATATAGTACGTGGCGTGACATTCCACATAGTCCTGTGGAACAAGTCGTGGAAAAGCCTAAGGCAGTTAAGGGCAGGGGACTGGTATCAAAGCGCCCGTGGAGCTCGCGATGAGCCCGGAGGTCATGTCGCCGGAGCACAGAAAACACCTTGCAACAATTATCAACGACCTGACTAACGACGTTTCCGCCAAGTACGTGAAAGGCCAGCTCGAGCACGGCGGTGCGCTGTGGAGGCGGCCGGTGTGGAAGGATGCATGGGACGAGGTGCTGGATCTCTGCACCTACATGCACACGCTAAAACTTCAGCTCGGCGTGATTGCGGACATGGCCCTGCAAGGCGCAGCAGACGAAAGCGTGGCGGCCGCTACGTCCCGGGAGGCGTGCCGGCAGATTCTCGCCGTCCTGCACGGTTTGCCGGGGGCGGAGGATAAGAAATGAAAATCATCCGCAAGTGGAAGCGATGGCTGGCCGTGTCGTGCAGTCACGGGCACCTGGCGAACGCCGCGGCCTGCAAGGCTGCCATCGAAATGAAGCGCCGGTGGAAGCCCGAAACCACCATGCACCTGGGCGATGCCGTGGATCTGGCGGCTCTCCGGGCCGGAGCCATGCGAGATCCCAACGCAAACGATCGATCCGCCTCGATCCGGGAAGACTTCGACGCCGGCATTAACTTTCTGCGTGAACTACGCCCAACGCATTTTTTTGCAGGTAATCATGAAGACCGGCTTTATTCCATGCAGAACAGCCCCAGCGCAATCGTGGCGCATTGTGCCACCAGCGCCATCGCCGAGCTCATGACGGCCATGAAGGAAATGAAAACCAAGGTCACGCAGTACGATATTGAAAAGGGATGGGTGGGCTTTGGCGGTACTCTTTTTGGTCACGGTTACATGTTCAACGAGATGGCCGTTCGGGATCATGTTGAAATGCTCCGCCGTCCTGTGGTCTTTGGCCACCTACACCGGATCGATCGGGCAGCCGGCCGTTGCATAGGCGCCCCAGTGGGATGGTCGATCGGTTGTCTCGCCGACATCGGATCCATGCACTACGCCCGCCGTAATCGCTCTGTGACCCGCTGGGCGCATGGGATCGCGTACGGGGAGTATATCGAGGGCGGGGAAGGGTGCACGGTGAACGTGGTCAGTCCTGTGGAGGGAGAATGGCGACTGCCGATCTAAAGGATTGGGCGAACGCTCTTGCCGAGCACTTGGCTGGCAGGCGGATTGAGCCGATCCCGCCAGGCTGGAAGTCGATCGATGACCTTGTAAAAATTTACGGATATACCCGCCCTACCATCAGCCGACTCATGGCTCGCATGGTCAAAGAAGGAAGGGCGGAAAAGAAAAAGTTTTATCAGCTAGTGAAAGCAGGAAATCATCTGTCCAAATTTGGCCCCCGCAGGGAGTACACCCGACCAGCACCTTACTACAAACTCAAGAAAATACCCCAAAAGGGATAAAACTAATTGACTACTTTTTTGACTCGGCCAACTCCCGGACAAGTAAGGTCGTCACGTAGGCTGAAAAAGACAGGCCGTTCTTCTTGGCCAACTGTTCGCCCTTGCGCTTGACCTTAGGATCGATCGTCAGGTTCGTTTTCACCTTTTTCATAGGCATATTGTATGCGTAATAAATACGCCTTCAAGTAAAAAAGAATTTTAAAAATAAAAAAGAAAAGTGTGGACAATGCGGAGGGAAGGCGTATTCACGGCGTATGCCCCGCCGTCCGCTAAATGGTCAGAAGGTTGAAAAGACCAACTTTTTCTTTCCGGCGATTATTAAAAAGGCCGCTCAAAAATTAGCAAGCAAGCGCCGGATTTCTTTGTCGCAACTCGTCACCCAACTGCTCGATCGAGCGTCGGGAGAATCAAGCTAGATACTTATGATTTCCGGGCGTCTCCACGATACAGCTCTGAAACTCCGCCAGGAGGACGCCGCCCTTTCACTCCGCCAACTTGGCGCTGCCTACAATCTAGGATACGCCAGGATCAAACAACTGCGGGGAATGCATGGATTTCCCCTAATCGCGGGAAAGGTAATTCCGAGCGACTTTGATCAATGGCGGAAGGAGCAGGCTGGCCTACGTTCACAGCGTCCCGCAAATCCTCCACGCAGTGTCGCTGATACAGCTCGTGCACTAACGTCGAGGAGTGATTCACGAGTCGCATGGCGACTGATTGAGAACAGCCTGCGAGACGCAGTCGCGTCACTCGGGTTACCCGCAAAGAGTGAAAACAATGACGTTTAAGACCGCAAATATCAAGCAACCTACGCCAGCACAGCGATGCCCGCGTACGGGGAACTTCACAGGTAAGCTCACGGCCTTCCGCTTTCATGTCCTTCAGCATGGATTCGATGGCGGCCGGGATAGGAATGCTGAACGACTTTCCGGCTCCGCCTTTGGGGCAGGGGAATGTCAGGATCCGATTTTTGAGATCAACGCAAGAAAGCGGGATCTGCGTTTCACGGAGACGGCAACCAGTGGCCAGAGCAATCTCAAAGGAAACCTTCATCCACTCCGGAACTCCCTCGACGGACAGCGCTTTCCGTACGATTTTAATCTCATTATCGGAAAACACGGGTTTAACGCGGGCGATCGGGCCCCGTTTAATTCGGTAATCAAGCAAAGCAACGGAGTCCATCTTTCCAAGCAGTCGGCCCTGCCTATGAATCCATTTAAGTATCTTCAAGTCTTGGCATGCTTGATTCCGGCCGGCCTGTCCGCCGGACGTGCGGGGAAGGTTTTGGCGCCATTTCAAATAAATTTCGCAGTCATTAGCGGAAAATGCTTGCAGACTTATATTTTTCTCATAAATAAATCGCTCAAGATGTTTCCACGAATTCAAGTAATAAACTTTTGTGAGAGGGGAAACCGGATGATTCTCGATCAAATCATTCACCCAGTCATGGCCGCACTTCGCAGTGTTTTCATGAACGCCAAGTCGGGCTGCTTCTGCGACTGCCTTGGCCCGGTGCAGGGTATTATCGATGCGGTAGCGGGTGGCTTTGCTGCGCCATTTTCCGTCTTCGTTTTTGTAGCGAATGAAGTACCAGGGGGAGCCTCGTTTTACGTAGGAAAAGGCCATGGTCACAACGGTAACATTTACTCAGTTTGAAGCAATAACATACAATGAACTTTCCTAGCATAATAAATCAAAACGAAGAAAGAAATAGAACCGTGGGTTCAAATCCCACCCCGTCCGATGCCTATCATTACAACGACTTAGATAGAGTTGTAAAATCGCAGGTAATACCTGAGCTTCCGAAGCGGCATTACCAACAAGTTAACTTTAATAAACGGGGCGGATACAATCTAGGCCCGGACGCTTACGTTTGGCACCCGGATCCCGCCGTCCGGCTGGCATGGCATCGCCAAGTAAGGGGCGAGCAGTGATCTCTTGGGAGCTAATGAAGGATCTGGCCCAGCTTTCCGGGCTGATCGTTGGCTGGGGCTTGTTTGTGGGCTGCGGAATCGGTGGCCTGACCATAGCGATCGCCGTGATCTGCTGGATTATTGACTTCGTTCGCAAGGAGATTCTGTGAGCGTCCGGGATTTGGAAGCCGAGGGCGTGCTGGGGGACGTGGTGCCGTCCAAGTCGGTAGGGATGGCGGAATGGTCGTCGGCGACTGCACTGATCGACCTGCAAAGCCGCACGAAACGCCTTGAGGCTGACGTGGCCAGGCTGAACGAGGTTGTGGCGTCGATGATGGCCAAACAGGGGCAGGCGAAATGAGCGCACTGGCCAGCAAATTCATCCTGCTTTGGAGGGCGGCCGGAGGCCAAGAGCTCACCCCGGAATACAAATTCCACCCAACCCGCAAATGGCGTTTTGATTTTGCCCAGATCGACTCCCGCTGTGCCGTCGAGCTGGACGGCGGTGCGTTCCTTCCGTTCGGGGGCCGCCATGGGCGTGGGATGGGAATGGTCAAGGACTGCGAAAAGTACCGAGCCGCCGCCGATCTGGGATGGCGCGTGTGGAGGTTCACGACCAAGTGTCTCACGCAGGAAGCAATCAAAACGACCATTCAATCCATGAAACTCGCAACGAAAGGCAAGAAATGAGCGATCCTAAAAACGAAGAACAATACAACGCAGAAAAGGCAAAGGCAGCCGAGCCGTTGCCAATGAACGACAAGCCGGATTACGAGCACGACGTGTACGAACGCGAGCACGGCGACTTTGACCGCAGCTTTGAACGTTTTTGCGACTACTCCGGCAACAATCGGTACGGATCATGATGCCAAACAAAGCATTCCTGATCATGGAAACGGCCACGCTACGGGCGAAAGCCAATTCGGCTGAGAAGGTGAGTGACGCCGTCAATCGTGGCGACTTGACCGAAGCACACCGGCTGGCCCGTCAGCACGAGCTGGCATGGCAGAAGCCGGAGCGTGAATTTCAAGACTTAAACCTTCCGCACATCACCAACGACTTTTGCGACGACGAGTAGTCGAAGCAAATCCAAGAAACCCAAACCAAGAAAGAAAAATAAAAATATGGCAATAGTAGCAAGCAGAGGCGGATCGTACACGCCAGCGACCGAAGGATCGCACGACGCAGTTTTCTGCGACGTGGAGGATCTCGGCATCGTCGAAACCCAGTACGGCAAAAAGCACCAGGTGAGGATCGTCTGGCAGTTGGCGGCAAAGATGGAGGACGGTCGCCCGTTCACCATCGGCCGGCGCTACAGACTTAGCCTGCATGAAAAGGCTGCTCTTTTCAAAGACCTGAAGTCCTACGCAAAGAAGGCTCCGCCCCAGAATCTCGATCTGGAAACGCTGATCGGCAAACCCTGTCAGATTCTGGTCACCCACACGGAACGGGACGGATCTACCTACGCCAACGTGCAGGCGGTACTGCCCGCGGGGAAGGTGAAGGTGACCGTCGATCCTGACTTTGTCAGGAAATGCAACAGGTCAGGCAACGCCGAGCCCGTAAAGATCGGAGCTGAAGACGGCGACGGCAACAACGTCCCCTTTTAACCCGGAGACAATCGAGATTCTAACCAACTAGAGCCGGCGGATGTTCTATCCGTCTGACCGGCTCGGAAAAACAAAAATGCAAATCCTTACAACCTTAACTCAAATCGTGTTCCCGATGATCGCTGTGGCGCTGGCCGTCTTTTCGATCGGATGGATCCGCAACTGGTAAAGCCGTGGCCCCTATCATCGCAACCGCAAAGGCTGAGTCGTCGCACTACTACATGGCGACCGGCGAATCGTGCCACGGAGACCTGCGCTCGGCCCGCAAGGTCGGGGCGTATCCGTCCGTGACCACAATCCTAGCAGCAGCCGGCCCCAGCAAGACCGGGCTGATGAACTGGAAAGAGGAGCAGGCGATCGCTGCTGCCCTTTCACTGCCAAGGAACGACGGCGAATCTTTGGCCGACTTCGCCAAGCGCGTCGTGCTGGATAGCCGGAAAGAAGTTGAAGCGGCCGCCGCCCGCGGGACGCATATTCATTCCTTGGCTGAAATCCTGATCAACGGCGAGGAGCCGGGGGAGCTGGTCAATGGATACGAAAACCACTTTGAGTCGCTAAAAGAATGGCATTCCTGCTGCGTCTCAAAAGTACATGCAAGCGAGTCTGTGCTTGTTCATACTAGCGAGGGATACGCAGGCCGGGTGGATTTGATCGCCGACATTCACGGCGAGATTGAGGTGGTCGATTTTAAGACCCGCAAATTTAAGAATGGCAAGGGCGCCGGATACGAAACGGATCTTCTTCAACTTTCGGCATATTCCTACGCATTTGCCGAGGATGCGTTGCCCTGTCGGAACATTCTGATCGATCCAAACACAGGCGATCTTGAGACAATCAAATACACCGCCGAACAGGTGGCCAACGCTTACAAGGCGTTCACCGCAATCTGTCATGTCTGGCGCTGGCTGAAAAAGTACGACCCGCGGGTAGGTGTAAAATGATCGAAATACTTCCCGACCAAACAACGCACGAACAGCTCCTCAACCGCGTTCGATCGCTGGCCCGTGAACTGGCTGAGGCGAAGGCAGCGCTGGCCGCCGCCGAAACTCGCGAGAACGATCTGATTGATCGGATAAGGGCAGGACTGTGAGAGCGCTGCTGTCCATTCTCGCCATTCTCGGGATCACGTCCGGGCAGGCATCCAACGTCATGGTCGATTGCAGGCCGGAGGCCAAACAGATCGACGTAAAAAAAATGAAAGTCCGTATCACTGGCTACTGGCCCGGCGAGGACGAGTGGTCAAGCCGCTTCCAGTCAAGCACCGGGACACGATTGCGTGCTGGCCGTCACTGCGCCGTCGACCCCGACATCATTCCGCTGTGGTCGAAGATTAAGATCATGAACGGAAAGCGGGAATGGGTAGCAGTAGATACGGGCACGGCAGTCAAAAGTAAAAAGGCGAGCGGGGGAAAGCTGCCGGTCATCGACGTGTTCGCCGCTAGTGAAGCGCAATTCAACGCGATGCGGTTGCCCAAGGTGGCAACGGTGGAAGTGACTCGTGCGAACTAAAAAAGCGACATTGATGAGCGCTAGGATGAGGGCGCTGCGTAAAGGTGATACAAGGCCGACACTCCGGCGCCTTGGCGTAATAGCGACAAAACTGCGTCACGATCTTTGCTTGCCAAGCACGTTTCGCCTCGGGGCCGAGCTCGAATGTAGCTACAAAACGATCCAGCGGGACATCGATCTGCTGCGTGACTTTTTTGGATACCCGCTGGAATACGACCGAACAAAATACATCTACAAGCTGGCCGGGCCGCTGCCGGAGGCCGTGCTGTGACGTTGCTGGATCTGCTTGCGATGTTCTCTGCCCGCATCATCGGAACCTACACGCCTGCGCAGTACGCCCAGCAGGTCATCATCGCCCGGAACAACCGGATGCGGTGGGGAATGGGGCAGTGGTGAGCGTCAAACGCACCACATGGCTGGTCGAAATCTTGGAACGTGCCAAGCGCAACCTTGCCGCCGAGCAGCATAAGGCCGCCGGGACGCGGTTGGATCTGGCGCTGACGATTGCACAGGAGCTGTTGAAGCGAGCAAAGGGGTATCAGAAACGGGATATGGATACCAAGGCCGTTGGTAAGGAAAGCAAATGATCCACCCACTACCACCGGCCGCCGTCGAGGTCATGAAGAACGGGGCTGCAGAAGGCACCCGCAACACGGAGCTGTTTAAACTGTGCCTTCAGTGGCGCGACTCCGGGGCGTGCCAGGACGAAACGCTGACGAACGCCGAGGAATGGTGCGCAAGAAACGGCCTGCCGCTGAAAGAGGCTGAGGGGTGCACAAAGTCCGCATTTAGGCAGCCGGCCCGCGAGCCTTACAAACCGAAAGGAAAGTACCGTTTGCACAATCTACAAATCATTAAAGACGACGCACCGATCCCGGCCATGCCGCGGAGCGTGGACGAGACGCCGGTGGAGAAGTTCCTGACGGCAGCGTTTGAAGTCGGCGAGATGATAAACATCACCCGCAGCATTCGGGACGACGACCGGGAGCGCCCGGACGGATCCGGGGAAACCCGCACCCGGGAGGAATGGCTTGAACTGTTTAAAGGTGAAGGCCTGAAGGAATGGCAGGGGAACGCCGTGGGAGTCTATGCGTCGATCAATCCTAACAACGGGAAAGGCCGCAAATCCGAGCACGTGGTAAAATGGCGTCACTGCCTAATTGAATTCGATGAATCGACGATGGATGAACAGTGGAAGATTATTAAAAAGAGCGGACTTCCAACCACCTGCATCATAAAAAGCGGCTCACGCAGTCTTCACGCGTGGGTGCGGATCGATGCGACAACGCAGGAGGAGTTCAAAGAACGCGTCGAGTTCATTTACAATCATCTCGAACATTCCAAGCCGGATCCGGCCAATAAGGATGCAGGGCGCCTGTCACGTCTGCCCGGAGCGATGCGGACGGCCACCGGCCAGCGGCAGGACTTGGTTGAATGCGGAACGCCTAAAATATCATTCTTAGAATGGAAGGAGCGGATCCTGTTTGGCGACATCCCCGAGCCGTACAAGTGGCACGACCTGCTCAATTTTAAAGAGACTGAAGATCCGACCCAACTGCTTGGCAAGCGGTGGATCTGCCGGGGCGGATCTGCGCTGTGGGTGGGATCCAGCGGGCTTGGCAAGTCCGTTCTGTGTACGCAGGCCGCGATCACCTGGGCGATTGGTCGCGCATTCTTTGGCATCAACCCGCACGGGAACGGGCTTAAGTCGCTGATCATTCAGGCGGAGAACGACGAGGGGGACGTGGCGGAGGCGATTCAGGGAGTTTTGAAGGCGATGAACCTGACGCCAGAGGAGATCGAGCTGGTGAAGGCAAACGTGATAATCGTCCGGGACTGCACGTCCACCGGGGAGAAGTTCGTCGATCGCGTCCGGAGGCTTGTAGAAAAGTACAAGGTGGATCTGGTGTGGGTGGATCCGTTGCTGGCGTTTATCGGCGGCGACCTATCCAGCCAGGAGACGGCCAGCGAGTTCCTTCGCACGATGCTGAACCCGCTGTCGCTGTCGGCCGGCTTTGCGTGGATGCTGATTCACCATACGCCAAAACCCGTCCGGGAAGGAAATGGGTATCAAGGGCACGACAAGGCATATAGCGGATTTGGATCGTCCGAGCTGACCAACTGGGCCCGGAGCGTTTTAACCCTTGCGCCAAGCGGTCAGGATGCCGAACAGCGCAACGTGTACCGACTAGAGGTGACCAAGCGCGGAAAGCGGTCGAATCTCAATTCTGGGGGCATTGTGGCGCAAACCGCCATTCAGCCTTATGTGAACCTACGCCACAGCGATGTCGGGCTGGCGTGGATTGGGGCGAACGAACCCGAGCGAAAGACGGCAGGCCGGCCGGAGATTGTGGTCAACTTTGATGATTATCGCAGTTCTATCTCAAAAGGGATAAGCGCCGGTGATCTGCAAAGTCTAATCCGCAACAAATCGAAGATCGGTCACACAAAAAGCAGGGATCTGACAGCAGCATGGGAAGTCGAGGGTTTGATCAAAAATATAGGCACAGAAAAGGCCAAAAAATACGTATTAAACGAGGATCAAAAATGACCCCAAAAAACCTATCACCACTTATTATTTTTCTATCACCGGAAATTGGTCGAACTCCTATGGATGGATATTCCCCCTTTAAGGGAATATCCATCGATAGGGTTCATAATTTCCATCCATTGACCATCCATAGGGGGTATTTCCGGTGATCATAAACAGCGCAGAAATCATCGAGAAAATACCCGCCAACTTTCAGCACCCGGCGATGACCATGGATACGCTGTCCGACTTGGTGTTTGAGGCGTATTCCGAGCTCAGGATCACGGTGACCACAAGCACAGCTTTCACTACCACAAAAGTAATAGAGTACCTGATGGCGAAGGCACCGGATCACCCGGCGATGGCCAACCGGACGGACACGCTGGGCCATGCCGTGCTGAATATAGCGCTGAACAAGTCGCCGGAGTCGATGACGGCCGTGGCAAAGCGGTACGGCGTGACGAAGCAGGCGATCAGCAAGCAGGTGACAGAGGTTTATGACCGGCTCGGGATTCGGTCGCGATCACAGAAAAGCGATAAGGCCAGAGAGTCCTATCGTAAGCGGGCGTACAGAGTACACGCACAGCGGCGGCGTGAGGCTCCAAAATTCAACATGGCCGCAGTCAAGAAAGGCATAAAGAAATGAAATTAAAAGCAATCGTCACTAAACTAAACGATACACGCGATAAGGCGCTGGAGCTGGTCGGCAAGACCATCGGGCTGGCGGCTGACGCTGGCACGATTATCCAGCAGGCCCGGACAAATGGCGAGGACGTCCGGGATCTATGCGAGCAGGCAGGGATCACTGAAGAGGTGGGCAGGCGTTATGAGAAGGTGTCGGCTGCTCAGCATAAACTAACATCAGGCCAGGCTGACGCAGGCGAGATGCGTCAGACTTATCTGCGGATCGGTATGCTGCCCGATCCGATCACGGCCAGCGTGCCGGCCGACCCCAAGCCGTTCTTGTGGCCGGTGATCAAGGCGTGCCAGTGGCTAGGTAATCGCGGATCAAAGTACATCAGTCAGGATGCTGAGTTGCGAGAGCAGTTTATACGCGAAGCAGAGCCCATTGTAAGGGCCTACAACGAGCTCAAAGGGGCGGAGTGATAGGCCACAGCCATCCCCACCCCATACCCCCCGCCACGGGGCGTATAAAGGAATCTCTTCAATCAAGGCAAATCTCCGCGATGCAACGCACTGCCATCCCTTTTTTGAGTGAAATTTAAAAACCTTACTTTGACCTATGGGACGCCCTAAAAACACGGCCATCCATGCACAGGCTGCCGCAGCGGGCGTCGGTTTGCGCCAAGCGCGGCGCCAACTTGAAAAGCAGGCGGCCGCAAACCCACCCAAAGCGTTGACGGCGATCGACGGCGTTGGTCTGGACGGCGAAATCGATCGACTGGAATCACTGGCGGCCACCCTGGGCGAAGCGGCAAAGCAAGCCACAGGCCCGGAGCGGTCAGCTCTGATCAGCGACTACACCCGAGTCGTGGAGGCGCTGAGAAAAATGAAGGGCGACCGGCCCGACATCAACGAAGCTGAAGGCAAAATGGTGCCCGTAGATGAGGCCGACAAGCTGCTGGCCGCCCGGGACAATGCGCTGATCCCGTTGCTCAAAGGCATGGCGAAACGGCTTGCACCGATCTGCGCCAACCGGCCTGCCGCCGAGGTGCAGGCGGAGGTCGAGAACGAGGTGGGTCAGATCATGAGGCAGGTGGAAGCGGCGCTGTGACGAAGGCACAGACCGAACTGCGCCGGCGGGAAAAGGCCCGATGGCATTATGAGAAGCCGCCGTCCGTGATTGAGTGGGCGGAACGCAACATCCAACTAGACAGCCGGATCACGGCTCGGCCCGGGCTGTACTCCACGGCCAATTCGCCCTACGTCCGCGGCGTGCTCGAAGCGCTGGCGGATCCGGGCGTTCACACGGTCTGCCTGTGCTGGGGATCGCAGACAGGCAAGACGCTGACGCTGGCGGTGTGGCTGGCCTATCGAATCGCCAACGACCCAGCGCCGTCTTTGCTGGTCATGCCCAACGCGGATCTGGCGCGGTCATATTCCAAGACGCGACTGGTGCCGATCTTTGAAAAATGCAAGCCGATCAAAGCGCTGTTTCCATACGACAGCGACGACTTTGCCAATCTGGAAATGCAGTTCTTGAATTGTACTTTGACCCTTACTGGCAGTAACAGTCCGGCCAACATCTCAAGTCGTCCTGTCTGCATCGCCGTGCTCGATGAGCTCGACAAGTTCGCGCCGCCTACCGACAAGGAAACTTCCGCCATGTCGCTATGCCTAGAACGCACAAAGGCGTTCCCGGCACGCAAACACGTCCTGACCAGCACGCCCACACTCAGCACAGGCGATATTTGGACGAACTATCTGGCCGGATCTCAGGAGACCTATCACGTGCCATGCCCAGCTTGCAACGAATCGCAGGCGATGGAATTCGGACAGGTTCGATGGGACGACGCAGCCCGGGACGCAAACGGAAAGTGGGACATGAAAAAGGTGGGAGAGACGGCACGTTATCACTGCACAAAATGCGAACATCCGTGGACGGAAGGCGAACGGCGCAAGGCAATCGAGCAGGGGAAGTGGGTGGCTAACAATCCAAACGCCGAACCGGGCCGGCGTAGCTTCCGGCTGCCGTCGTACTATTCACTGAGCGTCACGATCGCCGACTGCGCCAAAAAGTTCCTGACGGAAAAACATTATCTGCACGGCTTGCAGGGGTTCGTAAACGGGTGGAGCGCCTTACCATGGGAAGACCAATTCGACGACGACAAGACCGTGGACATTCCCGCGGGCGCCTTTGCAAAAAGGCAATCATGGGAAACGGAACACATAAAACTTGCGGCCATAGATAGACAAATTGATGAGTATTGGTTTGCCGTGCGTGCGTTTGCCCGGGACGGATCGAGCCGACTGATTGAGGAAGGGCGACGCCGAACGATCGAGGACGTGGCGCAAACACTTCACGAGCTCGGCGTGGATCCGAAGCACGTCTGCATTGACTCAGGATTCGAGGCTCAAGATACCTATCGGATTGCGGCCCGCTACAAGTTCACGGCGTTGAAGGGTGAGGAGCGCCCATTCTATTGGATTGAAACGCCCCGCGGTCGGATGAAATCCGTTCACAGCGCAACGCAACCCACCGACGCCGGCTGCATGCTGATCCTGCTCAGCTCCCCGGCCTGTCAGGATTTGCTGGCATGGTTGCGCCGAGGGCAGGGGCCGCTGTGGGAAGTGGCTCACGACGTTTCCCCACAATACAAAGAGCACATGTCCTCCCACAAAAAGATCCACCGCATCAATCGAAAGACCGGCAAGGATCTGTACGAATGGGTGCGAATCAAAAGCCGTCAAGATCACTTGTACGACTGCGAGACTTATCTGGCCGGATTTGCCGTGTATGGAAAAATCATCAGGCCAACGGCCGCGCTCGATGAGGAATCGTTGACACCCACGGGCGAGTGATGGCCATTTCCCGCAGACTTACTCGGGCCGTCGCTACCAACTACCTGGCACAAGCCTCCGGGGTTACAGCGACAGCGCTGACCAATCTGGCGGCCGACCGAAACTCGGCCATGACCGGGGCAGCTTCCGGGCGTGCTTTGGTGGGGACGTCGGCGGGTGGACAATCCGCCAGTTTTCAAATCGACCTGAAACCCACCGAACGCGTCGAACTGTTTCAGGCTGCCATCGATTACTTGAACGGCGTGCAGGTCACACGCACCAGCGCCTCGTTCTCATACATTCTGGACAGCTAATCATGTCGAAAAAAGTTTCACTCGTGGCCCGGATGGGTGCAGGAATCAAAGCGTTCGGCGCAGGATTTGGCGCTGGCATCAGCACGTTCCAACCTTACGAGGGCGCAGGATTTTCACGGAAACGCC